ACGGCATGACCGAGTTCGTGCACGAGAATGTCGAGTATGCGCTGCGGCTGCGCGTTCACGGGAGATATGAACATCTCGACTGTGTTGTCTGCGGAAGCGGAGTGGCAGTGGCACTCGCCAATCGTCTTGCCACGGCCGCCAGAGGACGGAAAGCCGACTGTGGCCTTGACCTTCTCGGGGATCTGATAGCCGCGCTCAAGGAACATAGGGCGAAGGAGCTGGATCGCGGTCATCAGCCATTCTTCGCGCGTGTAATCGATAGTGCGGTTAGAGGTTTTGACGATCTGCTGAAGCTTGGCGACCTTCTCCACCTTGCGAGCGCGAGCGGCCTTGTTGCGCTTGGCCTTCTTCGCAAGGAAGGCTTCGTACTTCTCCATCTGGACGCGATGATGAGCGCGGTCGCTAGGCGTCGGCATCAGAGGAAGGATAGGCTTCTTCATGTGAGGATCTCCGGAAGCGAATAGTTGACAGGCATCGTTCTAAGCGCGTTTGAACGGCCTGTCAACACGTTTCGTTAAAGTACGGGAAGCAAGAGGCATACGTTCTCATCTTCGAGAGAGATAACCTCGCCTCCGAAGTCATAAGCAGCACGCGAAGCGAGCCTGATATCGCGATAGATGGCAGCTCGCGATTGATCGGCAGCGCTGCGGAGGAACGTCCACCTCGCACGTGTACGGCCGTTCTCGTGGATCAGGACGACATAGCGGACAGCAAACATTAGAACAATCCCTGTGTCGAGAGTTGCATTTCGCGGCGGATAGCGTGGCCGCTGTCGTTATGATTGCGCAAAGGTCTTGAGAAATAGTGAACGTCTTGGGGCAGAGTGACGGCTTTGGGCTTCATGCGGCGATCCAGCTTTACGGGCTTGCCGATGAAATCCTGACGTTCGTCAACGACGCGCGCCCAAAGCTCGCCGTGATCGTCAAGGCCAAGGATCTGCCAGAAGCAGCGAGCGGCTGTGACGAACTCGGATGAGATCGCAGAGCACCAATGCGCGCGATTGTTGATCGTCTGCATGTCGTTCTGCCTGCGGTCGAGGCGGGGGCGTCCAGCAGGTTTCTTGCCTTCGGCGATCTTGAGCTGCCGCACGATATGCCAACGAATTCGCGCCGCAATGTCGTGGCTCGGAGGGATGGTGACGACGTCGCTAAGAATGAAGATCTCGTTAAGAGCTTTCACGGCGTCTTCAACGATTAAATCGACGTTGTAGTTCATTTGGCTTTCCTTTCGAAGATATCGCCGTTGATGTTGAGATAGTGCGTGGTTATTTCGGACGGCGTATCGCATCTATCGATGAGAATAACACGCCTACCTTTCTTTCGGTCATCTACAACGCGAATGATCCAGCCTTTGACGGGGCGATAAAAGCATACTTCAAGAGTGACGCCCGCGTCCTTTGTCTTCCGCCAATACACGGCAGTAGTAGGGCGGCTAAAATGCGTCATAGCGCGGCTAATGACTAGCATGGGGAAGCCTCGTTTTGTTTTGCCTAGAGCGTTTATGTATCTATTTGCGATAGGTGTCAACAACGTCTATTTTACTAACTTATTGGTGTAATTCTGTGAAACACACCCCGTGAAACATTTTGGCGTGGAACTGGAACCTTTTTGGAACCGAATTTTTCTCAATAAAATCAATAGGGTGCAGTACTCCGGTTCCAGTTCCATTAAAAAAAATCTGGCTGCATAGTGGTCTAGAAGATGACGGTAAACCACTATACATGTCAGCATCTACACAGACACAATCTACCCCCTTAGCCTATATGCCAAATGGCATCCGGAACCGGAATTCCGGAACCTTGTTTAAAATCAACGGGTTACAAGGCCGTTACGCAGAAGTTGTGGAACTTTCGCTCACAACCAAGCAGGATAAGGGCGCGGCAGGCCGGAGCAGGGAGGGTGAGCGCTCAACGGTCCTGCCGCTAGGCCACGGCTCTGGCAGTTGCGGCGTCGCGCATGCCGTGGCATAGGTTGAGCCTACCTTGGAGGGTGAGGCATGATCAACGGCAATCGGAAGGGAAAGGCGGGAGAGCGTGAGCTTGCCGCCGAGTTGAGGGAGCGTGGCTTCGCGGCACGCCGCGCGCAGCAGTACAGCGGAACGGACAGCTCGCAGGATCTCAAGCATGACGTGCCCGGCGTGCATCTGGAGTGCAAGCGGGTGGAACGGCTCAACGTGCTGACGGCGTATCAACAGGCCGTGCGAGACGCCAAAGCAGCCGCGCTCATGCCTGTTGTCGCTCATCGTTGTAACAGGTCGCCTTGGTTGGTAACATTGAGCCTGGAGGACTTCCTGTCCCTTGTGCGCGGCGAGGATCTGCTGGACCTATGAACACGATCACCGAAGAGCAGCGGCGTTTCGTTTTGCTGTTCATCACTGACGGGGAGCGCGACCTGTTCCGCACATGCTCTCAGCTCGCTATCCGCCCGTCCGTGGCGCAGACTTGGTTTCGCGATCCTGGCTTTCAGAAGCTCATGAAGCAGGCGCAGGCCGCTCGTCTGGCCTATATGGGCTACGACGCGCTGTTCGTCATGGAGGACATTCTCTCTATTGCGCATAGCGACATTTCGAAGGTGCAAGTCGCGCAGGGCGAAGGGCTTGACAGCATCCCTCGCCATGTTCGCGTGGCGATCAAGACGGTTGAGTTCGCTATAGGCATTCGGGCAGATGGCTCTGATTTCATCTATCCGAAGAAGATCGTCATGCACGATAAGGCGTGGGCGTTGCAGAAAGCCGCCGAGTGGCATAACGTCGCCGAGATGGTGCGCAATGGTGGCGTGCAGCCGGAAGACGGCCCGAAGCGTATTGCTGGCCTTGTCGTCCGTCCGCCGATCACCAAAGACGAAGCGGAAGGCGAAGAGCTGTTGAAATGAGGAACATGTTTGACGATCTTGGACGGGTGATAGGCTTTTATGTCTTTTGCGCAATCGCTTTAGGCTTCTTGCTCGGTTATGTGGTATTCGGATGAGCGAGAAAGTCTCGTGCTGGGCGATGACTGTCACGGATAGCATGGTTCACGTGCGTGCTGGCGCTTGGGAAGTGTCGCATGCTGCAAAAGACGGTAGCAAAGACTGCTGCACCGTGATATTCAGCGGTCCCAAGGCTCGGGAACGGGCTGAGTGGTACGCTGATTATTTACGCGGTGAGGAATTACTCGAATGACTGCTTCTGTTCGCATCCCTTTTGTTCTGACTGTCATTATCGTTACGGCGCTTAGCCTCGTGCAAGCCTCCTGTCCCGCCGATGACAGCAGCATTGAAGACTGTTCACGTCGCAACAAGCCGCAATATCACGTCCAGAACGGCGAGTGGACGTGTAAAGACCGTGAAAAACGCTGATATCAGCATAGAAAAGGCGGAAGCGTGCATCTCTTACCTGCGAAACCAATCGATCTCACGCTTCCGCCTGGAGCCAAGCTCATCAATGGCGAGATCGTCAGCAACGGCATAGACGCGGACGGCAATATCAACGTCGCTTTCGACTATTCGCCGACGCTCTGGCGCTTCTTCACGTCGCGGAAGCGCACTCGTGTCGTGCTCGGGCCTGTCGGCTCGGGCAAAACCGTTATGAGCTGCATTGATCCGTTCGCCATCGCCATGGCGCAGGAGCCGGGGAAGGACAATGTCAGACCATTTAAGCTGGCTGTCGTACGCAACAGTATGCCGGAGCTGTGGCGCACGACTATTGAGACATGGCTTGGGATTTACGACGAAGCTAAGTGTGGAATGCTGCGCAGATCCACGCCCATACGACACAGTATCGTTATTCCCGATCTCGGCGACGGCACTAGTCTCGACTTCGAAGCTGAATTCTTCGGTTTGGATAGACCTGATCAGGTAAAGGCGTTGCTCTCTTACGAGTGCACGATGATCTATTTCAATGAGATGCGCGAGATACCCAAGCCGATTGTGGACGCGGCAGGGGATCGCATTGGCCGCTATCCGAGCATGCAGAAGGGCGGCGTTATGCCTACTTTCGCGGGGATTATCGGCGATAGCAATCCGCCTGACAAGGATCATTGGCTTTACAAGGCGTTTGAACGGCCTCCGGACGGTTGGGAATTCTTCTTGCAGCCCGCTGGCTTGTCCGAAGTCGAAGAAGTTAGCGCAGGCCGCTTCCGTGCCAAGCCGGGAGAGCCTGACGTCGGCGTCGTCCCTGCCGATCTCACGGCGCAGACCTTCAACGGTAAGACTTGGGCGGTTAACCCGAATGCGGAGAACCTTCCAAACCTGCCGATTGATAAGACGTTTGATCCTGCTTGCAGACCGCTCGGGAAGGGGAATTACTATCTCTCGCGCGTCTCTGGTAAGACGCAGAGCTGGGTTGACGGTTATTATCGAAATAAGTTCACGTTTGTAGTGGACGGCCAACCTGTTATTCCCGAGTTCAACCTTGAACAGATGGCTGTCGATCATCTCGAAGTGCTGCCTAACGTGCCTATGGGTGGAGGCTACGACGTCGGCAGCGGCACGCTTGCGCCTGCCGGTATCGCTGTGCAGCAGCACCCTTCCGGCATCTATCTCGTGCATGCAGAAGTGACGCTCGAAGAGATCGGCTTAATTGAATTCGGCAAGCAAATGTCGCAGATGCTCATCACCGAGTTTCCCGAGACCGAGCTAGAGGAGTTCTTCGGCGATCCAGCGGGCAATGCGCGCGACGGTATTCACAAGAAGAGCTATTTCGATCACCTCAAGAGCTACAACCTGCCGGTCAAGGCCGCGCCGACGAACGATCCGGAGAGCCGTATCTCGGCGCTGAAGGCTCCCATGCTGCGGAACGTGCGTGGCCGTCCTGGCATCCTGATTAATCGTCAGCGCTGCCCGCGTCTCGTCAAGGGCTTGAGCGGCGCGTGGCACTATCGACGGCTCCAGGTTGCGGGCGGCGAAAAATATGCGACAACGCCGGAGAAATCGATATATTCTCACGTGTGCGAAGCGCTCGGTTATTATCTCTGCGGCAAAGGCGAGATTAAGCTGCTCAAGGGCAAAGCTCGCCGCGAACGGCCGGAAGAGCGCGACAGCGATCACGATTACGACTATTGGTAGGGCTCGCAATGCAATCACTCTTTGGGATTGAAAAACCCAAGCCTGCGCCGATCATCCCGCCTGCTCCGCCTCCGCCGACGATTGATCAGGCGCAGGAGCGGCAGGCAAGCGCGGACAGGACGCGGTTTCGCCGTGGCGCAGCCGCGAACCGGCTGGCAACATCTGCGGCTCCACAAGGCCGCGTCGGCGTCTACAGAGCACTCGGCGGAGGGGCGACGGCATGACAACGCAGGCACAAGGCGACAAGCTCCAGCTCGTCACGGCGGGCACAGCGTCGGCAGCGCAGCCCTGGCGCGGTGGTCGCGGCATACTGCTGGTCAGCAACTTCAGCGGCGTCGGCGCGCTCCAAATCGTGGCAGAGGACGGCGGCGTTATCCCCGTGAAGGATATCAACGGCGTGGCTGTCGTCGTCGCTGCGGCGAACGTCATGTTCAACGTTGAGCTGCCTGCCTGCCGTGTGCAGATGAGCGCGGGCGGCGGAGCCATGAACGTGTGGCTCGTCGGCATCTAGTTTCATAAGGCGTTTGAACGGCCATGGCTGACACTGACAGCGATATTGCGCGCCGCGTTATCCGGGAAGCGGAAGCGGAGCAGGCGGATCGTGCGAACTTCGACGCGCTCTGGGAAGAGACGCGGCGACGCATTATTCCGTCTGCTGCCCGTTTCCAGGGCCGTGACACGCCGGGAGAACGCCGGACGGAATGGCAGTTCGACAGTATGACGGTGCTCGCAGCCGAGCGCTGCGCCGCTGTCTTTCTGGCGCTGAACATGCCGCGCTCGGAGAAGTATCAGACGATCCAGGCGACAGAGCGCTCCATCCGTAAAATGGTGGAGGTTAAGCAATGGTGCGAAGCGCTACGCGACGACATGTTCGATATGCGCTACGCGACTTCAAGCAATTTCGCGTCTCAGCTTATCGAGGTCATCATGTCGCGCGTCTGCTTCGGCAACGGCGCGATGATGATCGAAGACAATCCCGGCAAGCCGACGAACTACAAGAGCCTGCCGCTGCCCTACACGTGGTGGAGGGAAGCCGAGAACGGAAAAGCCAATTGGGTGCTGCGTAAGCTGCATTACAAGCCGTATCAGGCTATCGAGAAGTTCGGCGAAGCCAACCTGCCCGATACGATCAAGAGTGCAGCGGTCAACAAGCCAAACCAAGAGTTCATCTTCTGGCAGATGATCGCGCCGAACGATAAGCGCAATCCCCGCATTCGTGGCCCTGAAGGCATGGGCTTTACGTCGCATTACATCGCCGAATGCGAGAAGACGCTTATCCAGACGGGCGGCTTCCGCGTCTTCCCTGTCGCCATCGCACGCGCCACGACGGCCAGCAATGAGCGGTATGGCCGTGGCCCTGCGCAAACGGTGCTCGCTGACGTGAAAATGCGCAACGAGATGCGCAAGAGCATCCTGCGCAGTACCAACCGCATGGCAGACCCGACGCTCCTTGTCTCCGATGATACGGCGCTCATGCCGTTCTCGCTGCGCCCTGGCTTCCGTAACCGTGGCTATATCACGGACGAAGGCGTCAAGCTGGCCGAACAGCTCAAGTGGGAAGGCGATCTCAACCCGGCTATGCTGCTGGATCAGCAGACGGGAGAAGTCATCAAAGACGCCATGCTGCTGCGCGTCTTCGAAATGATGCTCGCTAATCCGAACATGACCGCGACCGAAGTACTGGAGCGGCTGAAGGAGCGCGCGATCCTGTTGTCTCCGGACGGCAGCAAGTTCATGGATGAATTCGGCGGCTCGCTGACGGAGCGCGAAGTCGATATCCTGGCTGCGCGTGGCCGTGTTCGCGACATGCCGGAGCCTCTGCTACAGGCCCGTGGCGAGATCGACGTCATTCCGAACGGCCCGCTTGCCCGTGCGCAGCGCGCCGAAGAAGCAACAGGTTTCAGCCGCACGGTTGAGCAGATCGTGCCGATTGCGCAGGTCGATCCGGAGCAGATGCTTCGCTTCAAGATGGAAGAGATCGTTCCGGATATCGCCGAGATCCACGGCATGCCTGCGCGCTGGCTGCTGACGAAAGAAGAGTTTGACGAGCTGCGGCGTCAGATGGCAGAAGAGAAGGCACAGCAGACCGCGCTTACTGCCGCTCAGCCGCTTGCAACAGCAGCGAAGGACGCAGCCCAAGCACGGTTGTTTTCACAACAGAGTGCTTAGACAATGGCGACGTTCCACAGAAAGAAGACGACTGTCGAGGCCATTCAGTATAAGGGTGGTCTCGTCAGTGCGGCGAAGGTTATCGAGCTGTTCGGGCTTGAAGAAGACTGCTACAAGGCGAAAGAGAAGGAGCTTTACGTCGACGGATCGCGGGTCTTTGAAGGCTCCTGGGTGGTCCGCGAACCTTTCTTCGGCCGTGACATCTTCCGCTTTCTCTCCAGTGAGGAGTTCAACGCGATATTCGAACCGTCAACGCCTGTAGGGCTTCCGGAGCGCTCTATCTCGCGCGTGGTCAAGTATGAAGGCGCTGCAATGCCGCTTGGCGATGGTTCTTACGCTATCGCGCATCCGGACAAGCCCGCCGAGATACTTAGTCGCGACGGGAAGCGGGAGATGATCGACACGGGCATAGGGATCTTCCCCGCGTCACAGTCCGTTAAGATCACCGACCCTTCGAGGCTGTGATGTTTCGCAAGTGGTTGGCGATTGAGCGTAAGTCAACGCTGTTCAAACGGGTCTTCGAGAATGTTGACGGTCGCGCCGTGCTCGCCGAGCTGTCGGCTTTCGCGCATATGGAAACGACCACGGCGAAGGCATCTCTGCAAACAGGGATGATCGACGCCAACGCTATGCTGATTGCCGAAGGTCGGCGTCAGGTTGTCTTGCACATTGCGCGCGTTTGCGGTCTATCGTATGAAGAGATAGCACAAATGCGCTATGCAGAAGAAGGTTGGTCAAATGAGACTGCGTCTCCCGATTTATCTTAGGGTCTATCACGAGGGCGAAGGCGTCGGCAGTGGCACGGGTGGAGGCGGCAATAACCCTCCGCCTGCCGCGCCGTGGTATCAGACGGCAGGCGTCGCGCAGGAACATCACGAGTGGCTTGCGGGCAAGCAGTTCGCTGACGTCAACCTCGCTATGTCGTCTTACCGCAGCCTGGAGGGCGTGCTCGGTCGCAATCGTCTCGCCGTGCCGAGCGGGCCCGAGGATCAGGCCAGCTACGACGCGATTTACAAGACGCTCGGCAGGCCGGATACGCACGACGGCTATGCGCTCAAGGAAGGCTCGCTCATCAAGGCGGATGAGTTCAAAGCGCATTTCGCTCCTGTCTTCCACAAAGCCGGGATCTCGGCGCAGCAGGCCAGCGTTCTGCTTGACGCCTACGAGGCGCGCGGCAAGGCCATGGAGGAAGCTCGGCAGGCAGAGCTTGCGGCGCGCGAGACGCGGGAGATCCAGGAGCTTGAGACGGCCTGGGCGTCCAACAAAGACGCCAACATGGACATTGCTTCCCGCGCCTTCCGGCATCTCGGTATCAGCGAGGAAGAGACGGCTGCGATTGAGGAAGCTCTCGGCTACAAGAAGACGATGGAGATCTTCCACAAGATCGGCGCTGGCATGTCCGAAGCCGCCTTTCATCAGGACGGCAAGCCGGGGCAGCACGGCGACGGGAAGAACGCCGATACGCTGCAATCCGAGATCTCCGCAAAGCTGCGCGATCCGGAGTTTAAGGCGCGCTACAATCATCACGATCCGCGCGTCAGGAAGTCGGCAATCGACGAAATGGAGGTCTTGCAGAAGCGGCTCGCCGACATGCAGGAAGCGCAGCCTCCTTTCGATCCGACCAAGCGCGGCACGAGCGTAAGCGAAGCCAAGTTCGGAAGGCGCTAGGCCATGGATGAGCTTGAAAGGGCAAAGCTTCGTCTTGAATGCCTAAAGCTCGCCATGCAGATGGAGGGGAAGACGGCAAACGCGACGAACGTCATGATCTGCGCTAATCATTTCTTTGATTGGCTGTTTACGAAGCGAGATCTGCCCGTCCGTCAGCCTGAGCCGCCCAAGAAAGAAGCAGGCAAGAAATGAGCTTGATCATCGGGAAGCCCGCAGATGAAGCGGCGAAGGTTTTCATTCGCGGGATTATCCATTGTGTTGGACCTTTCTATTTTGAACGTGTGGTCAACACGACTAAGCGCGAGATGGCAAAGAGCGGCGTCTTCAATTGGAAGCCGTCTCTCGACAATATGCTCTTCGAAGTCGGGCCTGCTCCGGAGCCTTGGGCAGGGCAATGGGCCTTCCGGCTTCGCTGCACGCATCTCATGGACGATAACAGCGTTCAGGTCTGCGAGTTTTGGCTTCCGGAGAGCCAGCTTTCGCTTGCCCTGGCCGACAAGCTCACGGACTTGCACTGACATGGCTAATTTCGAAGAGCCCAAGCGGCAAGGAAACGTTCGGCCTGATCCTGTTCTCTATTCCGACGTGAGAGCCACGAAGGATGCGAAGCAGATCCGCGCCATTCTCGGCGATACGGTCTACGATGATCTGTTCACTGAAGGCGCTAATGCTCTCGTGAAGGAGCCGGGCATTAATATTACATCAGGGCAGGTTATCTTCTGGCCTGTCCTGATCTTCAACACGCAGGAGCGGCCGATCTTCAAGCTATACGATACGCTGGAGGCTCCTGCTGACGGTCCCGAGCCTATTGCATGGCAGAGGAAGCTTCCGGAAGACGGAGGAGCGCTGTTCCGCAAGGCGTATCAGATTTGCGGATGGAAGTAGGAAGGTAGCCTATGACTTTAGTCGTTACCGGCGCAATGCCGCATGCGAACGGAACCGTCGAGATCAGCGAGAGCGCAGCCAACCGCGCACGCATGAGCTTCAACCCTTCGGCCAATCCGGCCGTGGATCGCATCAAAACGCTCGCAGCCGCGCTCTACAGCGAATGCGAGTTGATCCAGGCGCAGGCCAAGAAGCGCTCGGAGGAAGCAGGGACCATCGGCAGCGACGCAACGGCGGGGCGGGAAGCCGCTACGGCAATGACGCATATCCAGGCCGGGGCTATGTTCGCTGTCTCTGCCGCTACGGCGGCTTGACGGCGGCATAAACTGCGGTCTAAATAGGGCTTCGAGGGACAACTCTTCGGAGCCCTTCTGCTGTCCGGTAAGCGGATCGCCAGCGCGACGTTAGCGCTAGAATTCGGGCCTGCTTCGCAGACAACCCTATTCGCTCCAAAACACTCTTGGCTCATCGAATAGAAGGTTTCCCGGATGTCTTCGTACATTCCCGTTCATTTTGTGAACACTTACAGCACCAACGTTCAGTTGCTGCTGCAAGAGCGCGGCGGAAAGCTCGCCGAATGCGTGATGATTGGCACTCACGTTGGCGAAATGGCTTCCCCCGTGGATCAGATCGGAGCCGTAAAGGCGCAGCGCGTCACGACACGCCACGCCGATACGCCGCTGATCAACACGCCGTCAGCCCGCCGCTGGGTACAGCCGAGCGACTGGGACTGGGGCGATCTGATCGACAAGGCCGATAAGCTGCGCATGCTGATCGATCCGCAGTCGAGCTACACGCAGAACGGCGTTATGGCGCTCCGGCGTGCGCAGGACGACGAGATCCTGGCTGCATTCTACGCCACGGCGAAGGTCGGCCAGAACGGCGGTGAGACGGAAGCGTTCAACACGACTACGAACAGCGTTGGTGTCACTGTCGGCGCGTCCGGCAACACTGGCCTGAACGTCGCGAAGATCCGCGCAGCCCGTAAAAAGTTCATGGGCTGGCATGTGGACTTCGACAGTGAGCAACTTTATATCGCTGTGACTGCCGAAGAGCACGACGACCTTCTGGCAGAGACGCAGATCGTCAACCTGGACTATACCGAAAGGCCGGTTCTGACGGACGGCAAGATCACCCGCTTCCTCGGCTTCAACTTCAAGCATATCGAATTCGGCGACGCCGCGTTCTATGAAGCTGCGCCGTCGATGGTCTCGGGCACGATCAATTATTGCCCGGCGTGGGTGAAGTCCGGCGTCCATCTCGGTCTCTGGAATGATCTCA